TGATTCCCGAATGGTATTGATGTGTGAATTAAATCAATACTGTTCTCTTGCATTGTTTTTAATTCCTCAACACAATCATTATTCACCGCTACATAATCAATGCCTTTGCTTTCTAGTCTTTTTGAACCTATTGTGCGCTTCAATTCACTTGCCATTTCAACATGTGACAGTCCATATTTTTTTATGATTTCGCTCATTTTGTCAACCATCCTTTTGTGGTTTTCCCACTTTTGCATGAGTAGTTTGAAAACTTCTGTTTCGTTATCAGTGTAAATTAAATGAATATTTACTACTTCGGTTTGTAAAAAACGATAGCAACGGTGCACGGCTTGTATAAAATCATTAAACTTAAAACCGATACCTAAAAATATTTCGTTGTGGCAATGTCGTTGAAAGTTGCAACCGCTACCGCTAAGAATAGGTTTTGTTGCAAGGTATTTAAATTCACCATTACCGAAGTCAATAACGTTCTTTTCTCGCACGTCCATATCTTGCGACCCATAAACCTCTTTGCATTCAGGTAATGCTTTTTTAATGGCATGACGCTCACCTTCTTGATCGTGCCATAAAATAAAATGTTCATTTGGGCAGTCTGAAACGATGTCGATCATTTTAGAAATGCGCAGATCAATACTTTCACGTTTTTCCCTTGACGCTTCACCAAGATTTGTCCCTACATCGGGGAACATTTTGTATTGACCATCTTTATCCATATGAGTTTTTACTTCGGTTACTATCATGTGCTCGTGAACAATCAACTCGGGCAAATCATAACCAGTATCATCATAACCAAGTTCACTCGGTTTTTGTAAAAATATCGCCCAACTTGCCATCCATAGCCAAAACTCCTTTTCCTGCGCAGGATGCAACGTTAGGTTGTTTGCTTGCGTGGAATCTCTCTTAAAAAATCGTGTGAGGGCTTGACCGGTGTCCATAACACCTAAAAATCCGGCATAGTGGATAAGTTCTTTGTATCGGTTTGGTGAAGGCGTTGCAGTAGCAACAAACTTATATTTCACACCTCCAAAAAGATTTAAGAACGTCTGATATGTTTTAGATCCGAATGAACGCAACACGCTAGCTTCATCAAGAGAAACTCCGTTAAATAAATTAACATCGAGTTTTCCATCTCTCACAGATTCATAATTGGTGATATAAATTCCAATGTCGCCGACATGTTCGCTACGGTTGACAAACTGTAAATTGATCCCTAATTTTTCAGCGTCAAGCTTGAACTCGTGACGAACACCTAACGGGGTAATAATCAATTGTCTACCGTTTTCGCGCTTGCCAATTATGCGCAAACATTCTAACTGCATAAACGATTTGCCCAATCCGAACGCTGCAAAAATTGCACGTTTACCGCCTTCTAACGCCCATTTAACTATGTCGCGTTGGTGAGGGAAAAGCATTTCGTTGATTTCATAGTTGTCAACTAAGAAGCCTGTTTTTTCAGATAAACAAATTTTTGACTTAATAAAATCTTCGTAATTCATTCAAAACCTCTCTTTCTCTAGTTGCTCAAAAACATCTCTAACAATATTTGCTATCATTTTATTTTCAACAAAAGTATATTTCTCTTTTGTTAACAGTTCGCCTATTATGGCGTTGATTATTTCCTGTTCGACTTTCATAACTCCCCTATTCCGCTCGGTGTGGCGGGTTTATTTTTATTAAATTTGCATCTTTGGCACAGATCGTTCAAATATACTTTTTCAACCGAAGCCTCTGGAAACCATGCTATACAACTGTGACCGTATATACTGTCACGTAACCATTTGCAAGGATATTTAATACCGTTGCTTGCAAATGTTTCGGGGTCGTGTTTGTCAAATTCCATCGCAATCACCTGCACTTTCAAACTCCTTGCAACACTTGCTAATACCTATGCCGTCGGTGTTTTGGGTCGCCATCTCCACGCACTCAAGCCACTCGGGTTTGTCAATGGTGCCTGATAGTCGGCACATCATAGTATCAACACTGTTACCGTCGCAATCCTCATACATTGAGTAGCGGCAGTCCATGCAGTCACGCTTATCACATGTCTCGTGCTCGGGTGAGCACTGGTCGAGGTAGCGTTCTAGTGATTTCCCGAATATCATAATCTTCTATCCTTTTTTTGCAGTGGGCTGTATTGCTCACTGGCTTACTATTAATATACACTATTTGCATATTGCAAACAAGAATTATTTTATAATAATTGCATTTATTTATTTTAGTAATAATAAGTTGTTGATTTATAATGGCTGATTAGATAAAATATTTATTTGTTATTTTTAATTTTTGTATTATTATCTAATAAAAAAGCCCCGTGAGCGAGTCGGGTAACGCAGTCACGGGGCAAGGTAGAAGAAACCATAATATACATCATGGTAAAATAGTACAACACGACTAAAGAACAATGTAGTATATTATTATTGTTCTTTGATCGAGCTATTAAGATTGTACGGCAACCCCCGAACGGTAAAGAGAGTGAATTATCTTTTCACTGGGGGCTTTTCTTTTCTTTGTTTTCTTACTCTTCTTAACTTTCTTTTCTTTAAAGAGGTGTGAAATGTACGGTGAAATAACTGATACTGCCAGTAAACGCAGACAAACGGCTTTAGAGTGCTTAAATAGTAATAATATACCGCACGTTGTCAAAAATAGCGGTAGACATTTAGTGGTTAGTAACCGATTAGATTACTACCCTACAAAAGATTGGTTCAAAGATCGAACAACTGGTAAAAAATACGCTGGGATTAAAAACTTGGTTGAGTTCTACAAAAACGAGGTTAAAAAATGACACCTGAAACATTCGAGCAAATTTGCAATGACTACTCGTGTAGCAATGGGGGTATTGTTAGTGCATGCGAGAAAAACGGGAAATCATGGCACTCTTTTGGTGATTATAAGAACTCAACTCCTGAAGCTGGGGCACGATACGCACGTGCGGTCATTAATAAATATGAGTACCTTATGGCTGAAATCCACACGCTTGAAGAGAAGTGGTTGAGTCATATACAAACGTGTGAACCGAATGTTTGTAATGCTGTGGGGCAGGTTTATAGGGAGAAAATTAATACTCTTAAATGGCTTGCCTCTAAATTGATGCCACGGGTTTACGGTGACAAAATCGACGTTACCAGTGATGGAGAGCGTGTTACCTCTATAGAGTGGCAGGTTATACCGTGTAAGAAGGCGGACGAAGTAAGTTAGTGTGTATAGTGTGTATCACCGATAATCGGAAAATGAAAAATGTCAAAAAAACTTACCCCTACTATTCCAACTATATACCTCCCGTTTTTAAATCCGTCACGCTATAAAACTGCATCCGGTGGGCGCAACTCCGGCAAGTCGTGGGTTTTTGCTACTCTAATGATCGTTCGATGCATGAGGGATAAAACGCTCGCATGGTGTACGAGAGAGATACAAGAGACTCTTAGAGACTCTGTGTGGAAACTATTGAGCAATACCGTTGACCGCCTCGGGGTTCGATCGCTATGGGATATAACCGAAAAGCGGTTTGTTTGCCCGTCTACCGGCTCGGAAATAATTTTCAGCGGTCTAAAAGATTTGAATGCGGATTCGATAAAATCTAAAGAAGGTTGTGACATTGTGTGGTGTGAGGAATCTCACGGAATCACAAAAAACAGTCTATCAATCCTATTGCCGACAATCCGTAAGCGTGATAGTGAGGTGTGGTTTTCTCTCAATCCTCGCTATGTGGATGACCCTGTATACGAGCGGTTTGTAGTATCCGATAACCCTGATAACATTAAAATCATTGCAAACTATGTAGACGTTCCGGAATTGTGTTCACCCGAAATTATTAAACTCGCTGAACAGTGTCACACAATTGACCCTGTTGAATACGCCCATGTATGGCTCGGTCAACCATGCGGTGAAGGTGGTCGGGTGTTTGCTCAATTCAACTCCGATGTGCACGTAATTGATTTTGATTACAACTACCTATCTCAATGCGATTGCTATATGTGTATCGACCCGCACCGGAAATACTATCCTGCTATTGTTTGGCTGGCGGTAACTCCGTCGAATGCCATTGTGATTTACAACGAATATCCGAAATATGCCGACATATCCATGTGGTACGATGAGGGGCGTAACACTCGCACGTTTGATCTAACACCGCAACAATTAGCAAACACAATACTCTCAAACGATTACTCGGCACAATATGGCGCACGGATTATATCACGTACCGGCGACCCTCGGTTTTTGGCAGAGCATAATAACTACACCGGCGACTTAATGTCTCATGGTGTCATGGGGTGGGTGGATGCGCCTTTTGAACTTATAGAGACTCAACGAGAGGCTCTTAAACAATTGCTATACTACAATCCTGACGTCCCGCTTGTTGGCGGGAATA